GGAGGTAAGGTGTAGTAAGGTGCTGTAGATCCATCACTTGTTTGCCCTGAGCTTCTTTCTCTGCCTCTAGCTACCTCATCCATTAACTTATTCTGTTCTTCCTCTTCCTTAGTTACCATTCTGTATTCTCCTGGCTCTCTAATCACCTTGCTTGTCATACGCTCTGTGCTATTCGTATTCATATTTGTATCGTCCATTTCTATTCTCCTGCGCTATGCGCATCCTAGCTCTTAGTGAATTATAATACTTCTGCTCTTCTTCAGCTCATCATACAACTTCCCCGCCATCCTATCTAATTCATCTGGCAGATACAAACCATCTATAATTATATTCAGATGAGCTGCTACCTCTCCTAATATCTCAGTCCACTCATCTTGTTTATATATCTCTAACTTCTCCATCAGAGCTGGGTGCTTCCTGCACTCTCTCATAAGAGCTATCCTTGCTGGAGAGAACATTTCTAACTTTGTAAACCCTCTTCTTTTCATACCTTAGTTTCCTTTTCTAATACAGTAGCTGTGAATCCAGTACGCTCAATACTAAAGCCGGCTGCATTCTTATGTCCGCCTCCTCCATGCCTCTTAGCTATAGCAGATACGTCAAAGTCTCCTATACTTCTCAGACTCCAATGGATCTTATTAGCTTTTACATCTACACTATAGGTTGCTCCAAAGGTCTTACATTTCTTAGCTAAGAGATTACCTACATCTGAACTGAATTCTTTAGGTGCTGCTACACATAGTCCGGGGATGGCAAAGAAAGTAACTGGCAGGCACTTTGCTACTAGCTCATTTACTCCGGCATCATGTTCTTTTTGCAAGTGCATCCCTTCTTCTAATATTTCTTCCAGCCCCTCTTCTGTTTCCATCATAGTTGCTATATGATCCAAGCAGGCTATAGATTGAGAATAAGATCTCAGATATTTATTAACATGCTTAGTCTCATCTCCATATTTATACCGCCATAGATCATAATCTTTTACGTACTTAATTATCTTAGGTAGAGGAGCAGCGTTACCATGAAAATACCTATAACATACTGAAGCTCCACACTCTGCATTATCTAAGAATATAGACGCTCCATGCTTATAAGTGGTTAGCTTAGAGGTAGGCGTTACTTCTATTCCTGGATTATACTTCTCAAATGCAGTCTTATGGTGATCTAATATGGTGATGTTAGTATCAATATTAGCTTTTGCTATGGCTTCTAATACATCTACATCTAGTGAGTAGTCTACTATCCATAGCTGATCATAGCGCTTATCATTTAAGTGTGCTTTTAATAAACCTACACTGTCCTCATCATAGTTCATAGCTAGCAGCTCTATCTCATACCCCTCCTTATCTAGTGCGCTAAATGTTACCCAAGCTGATGTGAATCCATCTATGCAGTTTGCATGATATGCCACCAAAGCTGTTTTCTTTCGTGTGATCTCATTCATCTTATATTCCTCTCTTCTTGTGTAAGTAAAGTCCAATCGACTGCCCCATCTACTCCTTCTTCTATCACCTTCTTAATAGGTAAGTACCCTCCTTCTACTGACTGTATCTTCTCTGCTACTTGTAAGTTACCTAGTATTTCAAACATTTGATTCCTTCCTTCTAGATCATTGTGCACTACCTTCCATATATCCTGTGTAGTTAATGGCCTACTTGTGGTATCTATTGCACTCATTATTTTATTAGTAACATCTGAGTTCCTAGCCTTACCAAACTCTCCTAATGCTTTAGGCATTAGCTGCTCAGTAAAGGACAGTAGTGTATTAGACTTTACTACATCAGCTACTTCTATTCTTTTACCTAATCTAGAAGCTGTAAGTACAAGGCATAGTTTAATTAGGTGCGTGAGTCTACGATTAGCATAGTGCTCGAACCTTACATCATCTATCCCTGGCCAACTTCTGTATATCTTATCCAATAGCTTCCTAGATTCAGGTGTCATAATCATCTCACCTATTACTTCTGTTTTGATTCTATGCAAGTAAGCTATCAGCTGCTCTTGTATAAGAAGATTCGGCGGTGAAGGAAATGTATACTTTATACCTGAAGGCTCGCCATACACTAGGAGTAACCTAGAAAAGAAACCTTGTCCTATAGATTCAGGCGGGAATGCTTGAGAGAATCCAGTAGGCGTGTTACCTCCTAAGATAGATATAGTAGGATCAGGAATAAATACTGACTTAGAGTTCTTAAGCTTATAGTCATATACTCCTTCATAATCCCACAGTTCTCCTAAGATAGATACGAAATCTGTGTTACCTAAACCTATGAAGTTATTGAATTCATCTGCTGCTACGAAGCACTCAGCAGGAGGTTTACCTACGTAGTTATCTGCGCAGTCTAGAGCTACTGTATCTTCGCCCCATAGATTCTGATCTAAGAGACAGCTCTCAGAATCTACACTTCCAGAGGAATCAAGGCGCTCAGATTGTTCTGCAAGATCAAGAAGAAACTTCTCTTGCCTAGTCTTCTTAGCAGCAAATGTTTTATACCCGGATTTTTTAAGTAACTTAGCTCCTATCTTTATAGCTGATGACTTCTTGGTACCTGGAGATCCAATAAGCATTGTATAGAGGTTAGGATATAGAGTGAAGTGACCGTGATTGAAATAGATTCTTCTACCTAGATATGCTGAGAGAGAAGTTACAGCAGTCCATCTGTGGAAGAAAGTAGGGCACTCTGTTTCTGAGGTGTATTGTAGGTATAGAGATACGAAGTCTTCCTCCCCTTCGCTCACTTATTAATGTCCTCTAACACAGTAGTATCTAACACAGTAGTATCTAGACATAATTGGAAAGTTACATTGAAATATTTTATAAAATCTATTGCACACTGTCTGCTTATATACATTTGCGCATGACGATAAGTGCTATATTCTTTTATGCGTAATCTTACTTCTCTGTAGAATACTGCTGACTCATAATGAGCGTTGTCTATATATTCAAGTTCTGCTATGGTATTAAATGTCGAGGATTCAAGTTTCTTTGGTACTTGCATTTTATCTTACTCCAATAGATTTATTTAATATCACTCCAATACTTTCCGCCTTCACTGGCATCTGCTGGAACTACAAATGTCCTTATCTCACCATCATATCCTTTGATAGTAATTGGTATCTCCATTCTTTCCTTAACCATATCAGCTAGGTATTCATGTCCTATCCTGTATTGGAATAGGATAGAGTCATGGATTTGAGCTATGAGTTTGAAGTTCTTACTATGGGAAGGGTGCATTGCTATATCATGGAACACAGATAGGAATGCTTTATTAAGAGTCTGCGCATTAAGAGACTGTGGTGGATGAGCTATGTAGGAATTAAGATGTCGCTTATTCTTCTCTGGTGATCCAAAGCAGTAGCGAGTCCATGCAGGATATTTATCCCAGTTTACTGGACTTATGCATTTACTTGTAGGGTAGATCTCTACATCTTCTGGCGTCCAATGATACGCTTTACTCTCTAGCTTGTGTGTAGTAAGTATCTCTTCTACTACTCCAGCATAGAATACATCTTTAATAGATGGGTATGTTTTATGAAACTGCTCTAAGAGGTACTCAGCAACTTGTATATAAGACCAGAAGCGGGGTAGCTCTAGCAGCTTCTTAGCTATTACTATGTTCTCTTCTCCCATAGTATCTACTAGGACATAAGGTCCCATATTATAATTAGCTCCATGATTCACATTCTTAGATAGCTGTCGTATAGGTTTATTAAGTTTGGTTCCTGTAGCTGCATCATATAACTCTTCAAATGGGATACCAAAGAATGAAGATGCATTAGCACAATGGAAGTCTGGGGAGTGTTCTACATTCTCTATTAGATTCTTATCCCCTGATAAGTAAGCTGTATCTCTAGACTCTGCTTGTTCTAAGTCGACCTCATTGAGATAGAAACCAGGATCTGCTCTGAGAGTTCTTTTAACCGCTGGTCCTCTTGGGATGTTTTGGACCTGAAGTCCGCACCAGAAGTGGTGCTCCCTAGATGCAAGTCTAGATGTGTCCGTAGCATGCGGATTGAGAGCATATAGAATTCTAGCTCCTGTGCCATCTTGTCTGCTGAACTCCTTGCCTGCTGTAAGGTACGTAGAGACAAGCTTTCTAGCTTTTCTGATTCTAATAACATGATTAATTATCCTTGCATTTAATGGATGTCTGAATCTAGCTTTCTTAAGATGCTTCTCATCTGCTGATTTTAAATCTACGCAGCCTAGAATTTTTAAAAGACTCTTCATTTGTGGTGGCGAGTTTACATTAAAGGTCTCGCCTTCAGGAATACTTAAGATAGTATTAAGAGAATCGCTTTCTGCATCTATTATCTTCTGCTGTTCTGCTCTTGCTTCTTCTAATGTATCCATATCTCTAGCTATACCTCTCATCTCTGCCATGTGACAAGGAAATGTAAGAGGGAATTCTAAGAGATAGTTCTGTACTGCCCAAGCTGGAGCTTCTAATAGCATAGCTAAGAAACAGTTACCAGTACCCCAAGTATCTAGTGCATTGTACCTGTAATATGCTTCTAGGTCATTAGTCTCTGCTAAGTCTTTCCAGTACACAGCTTCACGAATGAAGAAAGTGTTTAAGAATCCTAGATCTTTGGGAAGCTCAGAGTACCATGAATGGAAAAAATTAGCAGTATCATATAGATAGTTATATACAGGAGCAGAATATCTTGAAAGGTATGATATATCGTACTTACCATTTTGAAGAACTTTCGGGGCTTTAAGATCATAGTTCCATCTCCTCATGATAGCTAGGTTATAGTCTGAATCTAAGGGGAGTACTATAGAATCTGATATCCACGTGTTCCTATGTGAGTGGTAATAGAATCCTGTATAAGATAGGCATCTTATGGTTGCATTCTCTCTGAATGTTTCTATGTCTATGCATATAAGAGAGCACTTACTAAGCCAATCGAATAGGTGCGATTCATTTCCAGGAGTAAGTATAGTACATCCATCAAAACTCGTAGCTTTATACCATTTCTCTGGCTTAGTAAGCTTGGTTATGATCCTGGTAGCCATGAACTTACCATAGGTTACAGTTACTAACTGCTTCAATGGCTGAATGAATACTATCTCTATCTCTGGATCTGTATCTTTAAATCCGGGAAGGGTAAAGTAAGAGCCTGCATAATTTGCTAGAGAGGGTGCTCGTCTCTTGTCCCATTTAAGTAGCTTAGTAAGTAGAGAAGGAGAGGAGGATACTATGCGGGAGACTTTCTTCTGTGAACAGTATAACTTTACAGTGGTTAGTGTGGTTACTGTTTCTAAGCGCAGGAATGTGGTTGCTGATCCTACACATCCTTTAAGCTGAGGGAGGTAAGACTTATCTGCTGAAGTTCCCCAAAAGATTATAGCATCATCTGCTGCTGGGGCTGTAGGTGCAGCTTCTTCTTTAGCTCTTAGATTAGCTATGTGGGACGAAAGTGATAGTTTAGGATCGGGGCTCATGTTGTTTTTCTCAAAATAGCTTTCTCTAACCTTTTCAGTTTTGCTGCTATCTGCCTTAGTCTCTTATTATGCACCTTAATCTCAGGAACTCCGCCGGGATTATCTACTTGAAGAGTTAAGATATACTTTGAATCTTTCATAGCTTAGCAAGCTCCTTATATTTTCCTATAAGTTTTTACCTAAAAAGCCTACTATCTTTTTACAGATAGTAGGCTTGTATCACACTGCTTTACGTGATGCGTGCTTACTATACTACCTGAATCTCCTTAACATTTAAGTACTTCTTATCAGGATCATTCTTATCTTTCTTGATAGAAGTAATGATCACGCATTCAACTTCCTTTACTCCTTCTACAATCTCCCTATTAGTACTAAAAGCTAGAGCTTCAGCAAATGGTTTTGCACACCTTTTAAAATTACCTACACCATATTCATTATCTAAAAAGAATAAAGTACTAGCAGTATCTCCTGGTTTCGACGGCTCATCTTGAGGGTTAGTTAACTCCATTGTTTCTAGCAGTTTAAAACTAAGTTCTATAGCTGTCTTAATGCCTACTGTTTTAGCTTCAAAAGAGGCTAAAACTCTATGTGCTCCTCCTGGGAATGGCTTAAACTCTGGAAGATCTTCTAAATCATCAAGAGTTGCGTCAAGTAAAGTATCTAAATCGCTCATGTTATGTATTCCTGTATGTATATTAGTTTAGTTTAGTGTATATAGTATATAGTGTATTTATTTAGATCTATTCTTTAATCTGGCTAGGATATCTTGAGCCGCTTCACCTCTTTCTTTTTTAAGTGTGTTATTACTAGGTATATTAGCCCTAGCGCCATTCCTTGCAGTGCCCAGTAAGTTATTGCTAGCGCTAGCACTTTTAGGTACCTCCTTTTTCTTGGGAGCATAAAGTTCTGGTTTAAATATACTCAGTAAAGATGCTTTATCTTCCTGTTCTAGCACTACTCCAGTTCTAGAGCCTGTAAGTATATTAGTTGCATACTGAGTCGAAGAAGCAAATACATGTTTTCTGTTCTTTCTCTCAGCATATATTACATGATCAAAATACTTAGCTGCATTACGAGAGAAGTTTCTTGTACCTGCTACTGGAACTAGAGTCTTTTTCTTTCCTTCTGTTTCTGCTTCAGCTTCATGTGAGATTACAATTACATTATAATTAGCTTGCTGTAGATGAGAAAGAAAGGTGTCCATTAGCTTTCCAAGATGGCCCCAGTCGTCATAGTTTAATTTATAATCATCTGGTTGGTTCTTAGTTATGTGAGCTATGGCACTATTAGTAAGCTGAGTCATGGAGTCGAATATTACTATTGAGTCTGATCCTAGATGTGGGAGATCTATATCTATAAACTCTTTATTTTCTCTCTTACAGATCATACAACTTACCTTACCGTGCTCCTCACATATAGAGACCTTTCCTTTAATTACCTTAAGGCAGGTTTCTATAGCTATAGGATAAGATCTAGTATCTGGTAGCTCTATAAGATTTATTCTTTCTTGCCATTCTGTAGGTAATTGGAATAGAGTCTCATGTCCATTCTCTAAATCAAACCATATTAGATTATAGAACTCTGCAAGTTCTCCTGCTAATAATGACTTGCCTGATTTAGGGCCACCAAAGATTAGTATTCTATGAGTTTTTGATGCTGATTTAGTTGATAGTTTTGCCATACATCTCCTTATATACCTGCTGTGAATATTTTGGTTACGTTTACTATTATAGATATAATTAGAAGTACATTGAGTACATATAAGACTTGTCTACGCTGGAAATTATTCATAGCCATACATCTCCTTATATAGTTCATTTAAAATCATACGTTGGATTAAGAATGGGCTTGTAAAAAATATTGCAAAGATCATATCTATTCCTCTCCTTTAGATGTATTCTCTATATACCCTAGGTCATACATTTCATAATTATCTTGAATTATCAGCGACTCGTCATCAAAACCGTACCATTTTAATTCTTGTACATCTTCCGGTAAAGAAAGTATAAGCCGCGCTAAGTCTATTAAAGTGCTAGCAGTTCCTAAGTTGCGTATAGTCATAATCTATTCCTCTCCTTTCGCTATCTGTGCTTGGATAAGATCTTCAAAACTTACAGTGAAATCATACTTCTTAGAATCGTTCTCTATATCCTCTAATACAGCAGAAGTCAGGGGCTTAGTTAGATTCTTAGTACTTAGTGTGCATAAGGAAAGATACTCACATTCTCTGAAGAAATCAAAGCAGCTTTCACCATGCATAGGATAAGTTTTATACTCCTCATATAACTCCACTGCTTGGGTATCTATAAGAAGTTCTTGCAGCCATAGCGCTCGCTGGAGTAAGGATTTTTCAAAGGGTATCTCTTTATACTCCATGCTTCTAGTTTCATAGACTAGGTAAAGTACTGTATAAGAAGAAAGGGAAGGGAATAGAATGTCAAGAACTACTGAATAGCCAAGAGCTTGGCCGCTGTTTTTAAAGGTGGCAGAATTAGCTGTACCAGAAGAAGTTTTACATTCTAGAACCATTACTTCCCCTGACTCCTTGTGCTTAAGAACTGCATCTACGAAACCTCTGTACTTAAATCCACCAGGGAGAAGAACTTGAAATGCTAGTTCTACCGCTGGCTTCCCCTTATAATAGACTAATTCATATGAATCTAAGAAGCCATTGGCGCGTAATGCTATGAACTTCTGTACTGCAAACATAGCTAGCCAAAATGATTTCTTTTGTCTGGGATTCTCATCTAATAAATCTACGTCCCAAGCTAGGAATGTATCTAAGTATACTTGATCTTCTGTTTTAGCTTCCAGCGCTGACTGTACTCCTACGCCTACAGCTGTTCCATATGCGAAAGTTACTCCTTGTTCCATATCTTTCTGATCTGCTAGAGAAATCTGCTGTGAGGAAAGGCGATAGAGTTGGTACTTTCTAGGACACTTATGTAAGGTTGTACGAGAGGAATGAGATAAGAGTTTAAGGCGGGGGTCTATCTCTCCTTCTTCTAGCTCTACTAGTTTTATACGACTTTCTTCTGTATAGGGTATAAGATCAGCTTCTTGTAATGCGAAGCTGGTATCTAAAAAGTTATCTATATCAGGCATGGGAATAGTTCCTTATAAAGTTCAACCAGTATTGCATTACATACTCTTGATTCTTTCTCTAAGTCAAGCTTATCCTTCCTTCCTGCTATGATCTTTACCAGTTCCATAAGAGGGTAACTTATTAGTATGTCAGGAATAGGACCTAGCTTAAGGGTAGCTGGTGTTGGCGGGAGGTGTAAAGGTATCTTACCATCTGAAGTGAGATAAGAATGCAAAGCTCTAGCTCCTTGCATATAGTTTATAGAGCAATCATATGTTGCTTTATTATATATAGATAAGAAGGTAGAAAGAGGGAAAGGCTGAGAGGAAAGTTTTAGTTCTGCTATACGCTCTGAAAGAGAGAGGTTCATGCTAGCAGGAATTCACAGTTAGTCCGCCGCCTTTAATATCTAACACCTGACCAGGTTTAATGATATGCTTCCCTGGCTTTATTGGCTTACCGTCTAATAGAATTATAGTAGGCCGTATTGAGATCATATGCTCTTGTGGGCCTTTGCCTGTATATTGTTTTACTATTCGCTTATTCATTAGTTAGCTCTCCTTACAAACTAAAGATCAGCTACTGTCATTTTAGACATAGCTTTGCTTCCGCCTTTCTTTACTGCCTTAGTAGCTATCTCAGTAGCAGTCTGTTTCTTAAGTCCACGTACTAGAATAGAGCACTCTTCTTCTGTAAGTATGGTAACTACATCGGGGTCGGCTTTAAGAGTCCTGTGAATATCTCTTAATAGCGTAGGCATGGCGGGAGTGTTTTCTAAGAGAGCTGCTTGTAATGATGCTAGTTTCTCTCTCACTTCAAATGCTTGATCAGGTGCGCTTTCAGTATTCATATGGGTATGTCCTTAAGGTGTGAGTGCTATAATAAGTTAATATCTATTGGTGAGATGTCTACTAGATAGAAGGTTATTAAGCTACCTTCTATCTTTTCTTGTAATTCGTACTTAGTGCCTTTTTCTTGGAGCGCATACTTCCATCCAACATCTTTGGTTTTCTCTTTTCTTACTGCTTGTATTATTCTTTTATGCATTGCTGGATTAGCTGCTAAAGAAACCTTATGGTCTTTCTTTATTACTTCCCAGATTGGATAGTATTTTCTGATTATCCAAGCCCTTTTAGTTGTATACTTATGCTTAATGCGTTGAATATATTATGTCTGTGTTTCTTATCATTTTCAGGTTCTGAATCGTCACCCTCTGCTAACATATAATTCTGTGTTAGCTCTTCTAAATACATAGCTTCTCCCTCTGATAGATTTAAGGTATAGGTTGTTACGCTGTTTGAATCTACGCTAGCCATGCTTAGTTCTCCTCTGATTAGATTTCCGTAATTCTGTTACTTTGATTTCTTCTACTACATTTCCTATCTCCTCAAAAGGATGCAGCTCGCCCATCTGATATTGGTAACCAGTCCATTGACCATAGTGACTCTCTAAAGCATCTATAATATACCTTTTTGCGTCTGCTTTAGTTACTCCGTCAGTGCGTGGAATCGTTACTGTAAATTTAAATAGCGATGACATAGCTGCTAGTTCTCCTTTCTTAAGACCATATGGCTTGTAACGTGCCAATTATTGTAGCACAGATACTAAAAAATCTTAGTAAAGTATTCGCACGATTTAGCCATTTAGTTTTAAAGGATAAGATAAAAAAGTCGATTGCAATTGTTGTGACAAGAATTGCAACGCCAGATAGTGCTAGTTGTAATGGGGTACTCATGCTTATTGCCTCTTTAGAGTTAGGGTGAGATGGCATGGCGCTTCTTATAGAATCCTTCTAAGGCAGCGCTATAAGCGCCTAGTTCCTCTAACTTGCTGTATATCATACGCTTGCGAGAGAGGTAGAAGGATTTTATAAAAAGACTCCTAGCTTCTTGTGGGGAAAGCTAGGAGTAAAGGGCGAATGTATTATAGAGTTATTGGGTTATGATTTATTAGATTCCTAAGCGTCTTTACAAGTTCGCTAGTAACTCCTCTTCTGAGACATTAAGGAAAGTGTCAGCCTTATTCACTAAGAACTCTACGCAGTCTTGATATTCCGCTGCATTGGGAGAATGATCTAAGTATATTGCTAACTGAGCTACTAAGAGATTTAGTACTGCTTCATTGGTACGTACAGCAGTGAGCTTACCAGCGAGAATCTTAGCAGCATTAGCCACTTGCTCGATAGATTTCCCTGTAACTCCTGGCATAACTTCGACATAGTCCTGTGCAAATGCTTCCCAAGTCTCTTTGGGAACACCACCGCCCCGACGTTGTGCCTTAGGCATATTGGCGATAGCTTCCCAAGAGAGCTTATCAACCGGGAAAGTAGCAGCATTGAGAGTAAGATCCTCATTAAGCAAGTCGCGGGCTGTAGCGTTAACTACGCTTTCTACAGCTTCTACTAGAAGCTCTAAGCCTTTGCCGCCTTCACCTAAAATATGCACGATGCCATCAATAGATGGATAAGGCATAGCAAGCTGCACAGAATTACGAATAGTTTCGATACCTGTTATTTTATCCTTAGACTTCTTAAAGTTAAAGTTAACTGGCTTGGTCGCTACTGAAAAATTGTAGTTAACCTTAATGTTTTCGCAGATAGCTACCATTTCTTCCGTTGTAGGATTGTCTACATTAATGATTCGCTGCTTAGGATCTGTAGCTGCTGTTTCTGTAGGAGTATCTTGTAGCTGCTCTACTGATTCTGTAGTTGTGTCCATAATTTATTTACCTTGTGCGCTAAGCGCTGTTAGTTTTGATGGTTTGGTTTACTTGGTTTTAATTACTGATTCATTTGATCAGGTTTAATATAGTAGCATGAAGCGGTTATGCGTCAAGTTTATTTTTTCTTTCTGCTAAGATCTTTTTCTTATCATATTCTGCATCTTCTAAAAGAGACAGCTGTAAATCATTAACTGTTCTATTTAGTCTCCTTATTAGCATGTATGAATTAGCTGAAAGGTTTATTTCGTTTACTGTATGGGGGCTAAAGCACTGCAATTTAAAATTAACAGCCCACTGGAGCTGGCTGTTAATTTTTTGTAGCCTACTTCTGTTTTTAAGTGGCGGCTTAGTTCTATTCATTGTAGTTTTTGGCATTTCTATTCTCCTTAGTTGTATATATTAAATAGGCTGCTGTGCTTTATTTTTTCTCTAACTTCCCTTTAAAGTATTCTGCTTTCTCTTCTAATGTCTCACCCTTAATCTTTTGAGATATTATTCCCTTAGTAAAAGACTCAGGCTCACATATCATAAATAACTCTTCTCTAGCTCTAGTGACTCCTGTATATAGAAGCTCTCTCTGTAACATTGTAGCATGTGATTGATGTAAGCAAAAGAATACTTTCCTCCATTCAGAGCCTTGTGCTTTATGCACAGTAAGAGCATAAGAATGGAGTAAGCTATTAACTTCCGCTGCTTTATCCACTGTAACTTCTGAAGCTGTATCTAAGAGCCGCACTGTTATAGCATGCGATGCTTTAGTAACTCTCTCCTCATTATCAGCTATATTCTCTAAGAATGCATCTATATCATATTCTCCCTCTTCAGCACTAGCATCATATGAGCTAGATCTAGATCTCTCTTCTGCTAGCTTTGGGTTATGTCCCCAATAGTCTAGATGCTTAGAAGATGGCTGTACTTTAGAGCCCGCATACATAGAATTAATGCCTATATCTATAATCTCAGCATCTTCTCTATTATATAGAACCTTATCACCTATAGAGAAGTAATGCTTAGAGAATCCTGCTTGTATCTCATAAGTTATAGCTTCTCTCTTTCTAGCTAGATGGTTCGCTATATGCTTATTAAGTTCTATGGTGCCACATGATTTATTATAAGGTATGAGTATCATATCCTCTGTTGGGTTATATATTCCCTTATCTATAGCTCCTTTAAAGAATGCTGCTAGTGTCATAGTTGCTAATTCAGGGTCTAGTTTCTTTTTCCATGGGCGCAAAGTTAGCTTATCTTCATGTAGCCAGTCTGGATACTCATCTCCCGGTATAGGCTTACCAGAAAGTATCCTATGAGCTAGCCTTATTATAGGTGATTTTAGCGCTTGTCTGTACACTGTAGTGAGTTCTATTACAGGCAGTTCTAGCATCTTGAAACCTAAGATAGCTGAGCCAAATACAGGAGGCAGTTGCTGTATATCACCTATAAAAATCCATTGCACTTTATGCTTTAAAGCTGCTTGTATCTCAGCGAATAGAGCTAGAGAGAGCATAGAAGCTTCTTCTACTATTATGGTGTGAATAGAGTTAGGTAATGGATTAGTGGCATTTCTATTAGGTTCAAATGCCATAGTTTTCTTAGTTTCCCCTGATTCGGGATCTAGCATTTCATAATATACAGGCTGGTATTCTAGGAGCTTATGAGCAGTTATGCAGTTATGCTTTAAGTCTTTGGATTGTATTTTTCTTATGTTATTAACAGCTCGTCGGGTATATGAGATTATGAGAATACCAGAGGAGCCAGAAAGCAGATGTTTATGCCCCTCTGCTTGTAAGATAGGTATGGTGGAAGTATCTATTAGCGCGCTTATACCTCCTTGAGAGCAGGTAGTCTTACCAGTACCAGCAGCACCAATAAGAACACATGATTTGCCAGAAGCTACAGTGCTTACAAACTCTTGCTGCTGTAAGTTATAAGTTATAGCTTCCCCATGCATACCTTGCGCTTGCTGCGCATTAGATTCTTGCAAGTTAGATTCAGGTTCTGGGATGCGATTTTTATCTTTCTCTCTAGCTTTAGCTAGTAGAGCTATCATATTTATACTAGTCATTTATATATTTTCTCCTATATGTGGCATGATCTTATGTGAGTGCTCTTGCAGCTTCTATAGTAGCTACTTTATAAGCTAGCTTAGCTTTTAAGAAGTCTAAGCTAGAGGTATAGGCAGATCTTACTGGCGGCAATTCTGTAGCTCTAGCTACTATGGTAGCTACTTCAGCAGCTCCTTTCAGTTCTCTCTCTTTCTGGTCTGCGCTAGTTGGGAGTAATGTGTACCCTAGCGCTAAAGACGATCCGCCTAGGTAATCTATATGCCTATGTATCCCTTCCTTAAGTACATGAGAAAGAGTATGGAAGTGAATAGACCCTACTTCTATATTACACTCGCAATAGTTTTTTATCTCTTTAAGAAGAGGTAGAGGTGTGTTAAACATCTTAGTTATATTAAAACAAGAGCTTATAGTTTTAATCCATAGTTCTCTATGATGTGGTGGGAATTCAGCGGCTTGATCAGCCCACGCTGCTATAACTCCTGCATATGTTTCTGGCTTATCTCCTGAGAGTATGAGATAGGTAAGCTTATTCTCTACCTTCTGTAATGATTCTTGTGTTCTCTTATCTATTCTACCTGAGAGAAAGCGCTCTATATTTTCTTGCCATGCACTAATCCAATTGGGTATTTGATGCAAGGTAGATGTGTCATAAGTGACACGGAATGATGGCTGTGTGAATGAAGGGTGAGATATACAGTCTGTTTTCTCTAATACTCTAACTAGCTGCCCTAAGTTATTAGCTATCATACCAATGGTGGATGCGGATGCTGGATCAAGTGTAGCTGGACTATCCCAAGTTACTTGATCGGTAGCATGTAGGAAAGCTAGGAATAGCAGGTAAGAGTCATTAGGTGCTAGCTGCCCCTTACAGTACTGTGAGTATAAGTGATGTAGGGACTTATAAGGTATAGCAAAGATAGGGTGAAAGTATCCTGCTGTATGTGGTATGTAAGTATCTTCTAAGTGAGAGCAAGTGAATTTTATACCTGAAATGGCACAAGCTATATTAGCCATTAGCTCTTATCCTCCTTTCTTTTTAAATCTCTTACCTCATATATTAGAGCCTCTACAGTACCAGCTATGAGTTTATTATGTTTAAATACTACCTCTGTATTGCATACAAGCTTGTTTATTCGATGATGCAACACAATGCACCATACTATAGATATTATTACAGGTATTGCTATTAAGTAGTCGCTCATAGTATTCTATGCTCCTTTCTTTACATAGCGTGTGCTGCGCTTATAAGTTAAAAGATATCTTATCAAATGCTGCTACTTCTTCAGCACTCATTAAATCATTTAGATATCTATGCTCATTAGCTCCTTCTATCTCTCTTAGCGAACAAGCTGAAGATCCTTCTGTATTCCACTTATTATAGCACTCTTCCCATACTTCTTCCTTAGTCTTTCCCATAGGGTTATAAGGCGCTACGCTAGTAGGAGCGTTAGCTGGTATAGATGCTTTAGGTGCATTTCCTGCTACATAAGCCGCTTGTATTCCTCTATCATCAATCTTAGCTTTAAATGGACCTAAGCTAATGATTATTGACATAGCTTCTTCAGTCAGTGGCTCTTGTATTCTACACATATAAAGTATATAAGTTATCTGTTCTGCTGTTAGTACAGGCCTGTACTTAGGTATTTTAGTCATTAGTTAAAATTTCCTTTGCTTCAATAAAGTCTTCTCTATTGATCTCTTTATTTAATAGCCAATACCCTTTATTTTTATTCTCTAGTCCTACGCATAAAATACAATTATCACAATTATAACAATTATCACAATTATAACAACTAATACAACTAATACAACTATTACAATTATCACAACTATAACAACTATCAGTAATCTTTATGCTCTTCTTTAGCTCTAAGTATTTCTTATTTAGCTCTTGTTTATTCATAAGGTATTGCCTTTTCTGTTAGATTTGAAGGGGTGCTGCTTATTCATTAGCTTATACCTCGTGTGCTTTTAAAAGCGCCCTAGCTTCGTTATATACTTCTTCTGTAACTTTCTTATTAATTAACCAATAGCCAGAAGTAACATTTTTTAGATCTATACATAAGATGCAGTTAGTACAATTATTACAATTATCGCATTTATTACAATTATTACAATTATTACAATTATAACACTCAGTACATCCTATACAATTATTACAATCAATACATCCAATACAATAATCACAGGTATCAGTACATGTATCAGTACAGGTATCATTAATCTTTATGCTCTTCTTTAGCTCTGTATACTTATTAAACAAGTCTTTTATATTCATTAGCTTATACTCTTTCTGTTAGATTTGATGTGAATTGCATGGCACGATGTGTCACGTTCCTGCCACATCGTGACACATCGTGACACATCGTGCCATTATGACAGTGTACCAGTATGACAGAGCATGTCAAGGGGTATATATGGGTGCATATTCCTCCCTCCTATCCCTAACTAACTCCTTGTATATGGTAGTAGTTAGGTAAGAGTATGTGTATGATAGTAGCTAGTTATAGCTCCCTATATGCTAGATCTAAGGGGGCATGCATATGGGATACGTTGGGATATAGGGGTATAGAGGGGTGTGTGCTATTTTTAATAAGAAATAAGATATACCCTAATACAGAGAGATAGATACAAGCATACTAAGATAGAGAGATACAGATAGAAGCTAGATAGAGTTATATACACAAGTAGTTAGATAGATACAGAAGGACCGATATTGACCCCGATACACACCCAAATAGTCAATGGCAAAATGGCAAAATGGCAAAATGGCACGAGCATGCCAAATCATGACATCATGCCATTATGCCAAATCCAAATACCTTAATCTAAGCAATCAGGTAAAGTATCTAATATAACTTCTTCTATCGGCATAAGATCAAACTTATCCACAAGATATAAGATCGAATCAATATTATCAGAGCTTGCTAAGATCTTCTCACCTCGTAAGAGAAAGTAAGCAGAACCTATTCTTTTAATGGTTACTCCTCTTTTAGAGACTTCTTCTACAATTGCTGTGTGATTATGAGTAGTAATAGCTGTAGCTGTATGTGTGTGCATATGTATGTACCTATATACCTATCTATATCTAGCAGTGTATGTATGTATATCTATGTGTACTCTCTAGTTATGTAGTTATATGTAACACCTCTATTCAGGTACTTAATAACTACAGAACTTACATGCCAATTATCTATACCAGCTATACTCTTAAACGCTATCTCCACAGTATAGATCACCTGAGAGTCTAAAGATTCACTCTTTACAGCCTCTAATGTAGCAGCCATACCTTCTGATCTATGCTCTAGAGTTATATCTAGTGGTGTATCCGTGCCAGCTTCCTTTAGTATACATTCTAATGCTACAGCTATAGCCCATTCTTTCTTACTATATCTAAGTGTCGTGCTCATATCTATGTACTCCTATCTATGTATGTATGCACCTAAGTGCTATGTATCTTACCCTCTAAGTATACTACACCTAAGTGTGCAAGCAAGCTCATCGTAAGATTTATTTCCTCTATCACCCCTACTTATAAGAACCCTTACTTATAGGTATGCAAGATCTATGCCAGCTATGCTCTATCATGCAAGATCTATGCCAATATATAAAAGGGGAGGGGGATGGAAGCCTTTTACGTTTAGCAGTCGCGTGCCCTCCTAAGAGACTCATATTTTATTCCTAAACTTTTTTACAAACACCTGATTCCCCATTAGCTTCTTTAGGTATCTCTTATATACTATTCTTTTATATACATCATGAGTACCTTCCAATGTATGAACCTTCTCTGCCTATAGAGCAAGACTCTATTACTTTAGAATCTTTAGGAGGTATAGAGGAGTTTGTGCCTGCTCCTAGTTCTACGTATTCTACTGGACTTACTTCTTCTACAGAAGAGCGCGCCCTTTCTCTCTTAGGTAGCGGCGTAGCAGCTGAGTCAGTAGCTTCTGCATTAGGAGTTACACCAGCAAGAATTTCACAGCTCTTATCTGAAGAAAGCTTTTCTAATAAAGTAGCTACCTTACGCTATGAGAATATGCAGAAGCATAATGTAAGAGATGAATCATATGACTCCTTAGAAGATACCCTGCTGCGCAAACTTGAAAAGAGCTTGCCATTACTTATGAGACCTGAGAGTATACTGAAAGCAATCACAGTAGTTAATGGAGCTAAGCGCAGAGGGCAGTCTGCACCAGAACAAGTAGCTAATCAGCAGAATATAGTAAATCTAGTACTTCCTTCAGTGATTGCTGCAAAGTTCTCAGTTAATATAGATAACCAAGTTACTAAAGCAGGAGACCAGGAGCTACTTACAATGGCTTCAGGTAACTTACTTAAACAAGTAGAAGATGCAACCGCAGCTAGAGCAACCGCCCAAATAACTAATCAAACCTCTAAGATATTACTTAATCCAGAACAACAAGATGAGCAGGGATCCCATGTACAAGAAGAGAGGAGTAGATCTTAACATACAAGAGGTATTAGATAAGATGCAAGGCAAGCGTCCTTCTTATACTCCTATAGTATACCCTTCTTCTGATATAGAGGCCGCGAAAACAGTGCTAGATAGACTGCTTACATTAACTGCTAGGTCTCATAGAGCCTCCCGCTCCTCCACCGAAGTAGCTGTTAGAGAAATCTATGGAGTATAAAACAGAGAGTATATTAGAATCCCTAGGAGGTTCCTCTTCTGATCTTCCTACTGGCTTCTCTCCTGCGCACAGCGCATCTATAGATAAGGGGGCAGCTAAAGCTGAGGAAGTAATCCAGCTAGGAGCTTCTACACAAGAGATACAGAGTGCAGCTAAAAGTGATTTAGATTTCTTAGCTGGCTTAATAATGCCAATGGTATTTACCTTCTGCTTTCCTTCTGTATTTAAGTCAGTGTGGCAATGGCTGCTATCTTATGTACATCAAGATAGAACATTCCCGCAATTAGCATTAGGTCTACCCCGCGGCTTTGGTAAGACTACGCTGATGAAGATCTTTATAATCTTCTGCATATTATTCACTAAGCGCAAATTCATCCTTATTATCTCTGCTACAGCTAAACTTGCTGAGAACATATTATCTGACGTAGTAGATATGCTAGAAGAGCCGAATATTAAATCTGTATTTGGTGATTGGAAACTAGGAGTAGAGAAGGATACACAGTCACTTAAGAAGTTCGGTTTTAGAGGAAGAAACATTACTATAGCAGCAGTTGGAGCAGAGACTTCTCTACGCGGCTTAAATATTAAGAATACTCGACCAGATGTTATGTTATTTGAGGATATACAATCTAGAGAGTGCGCTGACTCAGAAGTACAATCTGCTTCTTTAGAAAGCTGGATGGTAGGTACTGCCATGAAAGCTAAGTCGCCTACTGGCTGCATGTTCTTATTTGTAGCTAATATGTATCCTACTAAGCACTCAATTCTACGTAAACTTAAGAATAATCATACTTGGGTTAAGTTCATAGCTGGCGGGATATTAGCAAATGGTACCTCCTTATGGGAAGATTTGCAGCCTATAGCACAGCTTACTAAAGAGTTCGAAAATGACTTAGCTATGGGGCACCCTGAGATCTTCTATTCAGAAGTTCTTAATGACGAGAATGTTTCGGCTAATAATCTTATAGATCTATCTAAGCTACCAGAAGTGCCTTATACTGAAGGTGATATAGCTGGAGGAAATTTTATTATAATAGATCCAGCTACAGATAAGCTTGGATCAGATGAAGTATCTATAGGTTATTTCGAAATACATGACGCTTCTCCTATAATGATGGCATTAGAAGAAGGTAGATTCTCTCCAGGAAAAACCATTAGAAAGGCTCTTAACTTCGCTCTCACCAGAAACTGTAGACTTATAGCTGTAGAAGCTAATGCTTACCAGTACTCTCTCCTTTACTGGTTCGAATTCATATGTCAGCAGATGGGAGTCGTAGGAATAGAAGCCGTACCTATATACTCTGGAGTAAGATCTAAGAATGCTAGAATACTAGAGATGTTTAAAGCATATGCGCAAGGTGAAATGTATGTATATGGAGATTGCAGACTAGATGTGCACTTACAGATTACTCAGTTTAATCCTATGAAACAAGATAATACAGATGGGCTATTAGATCTTCTTACTTATGCACCTAGAGTAGTGCAGGAGTTTGGAGAGTTTGTGATAGCAGGTAATATAATAGAGTCCCAAGAATTTGATGGTTTAGAAGTCCCTGAATTTAACTCACCCTTCTAGCGCATTGCGCTATTAAACCTTAAAAGGAAGAAATATTATGAACTTTGGACAAGCAATTGAAGTATTAAAAGCAGATAAGATAGTATCTAGAGAAGGTTGGAATGGCAAAGGTATGTATATAGCATTACAAGTTCCTGACTCGAATTCAAAAATGACTGCCCCATATATTTATATACGTACAGTCGGCGGCGATTTAATTCCATGGTTAGCTAGCCAGGCTGATATATTAGCAGAAGATTGGACTCACATCTAAACCACCTTTATAAAACAATCCTATAGGAATATCCTCAGATGGTAGCTTCTACCTCAGTCCCCCTTACTAAGAAGTCCCAGAATGCTTTTGTAGAGTACTATAGAAGCGTACAGTCTCTGCAAAATATAACTCGCACTGACTTTCGCTCTCGCTTAGAGCAAGTAGATCGCTCTTATATGCGAGAGCAGGATAATACAGATGAGAATCTAAGAGCACAGCGAGCTAATAGGGCAGGAGATCCTAATAGATTTCAAAATATGACTGTACCTGTAGTAATGCCACAGGTAGAAACAGCAGTAACATATCAAGCATCTGTATATCTAACAGGCCATCCAATTTTTGGAGTTGTATCATCTCCTGCGTTTATAGATGAAGCTCTGCAAATGGAGACTATAATAGAAGAGAACTCTGTAAGAGGAGGCTGGGCTAGAGAACTAATGATGTTCTTTAGGGATGGTTTTAAGTATAACTTTGCTCCTTTAGAAGTAGATTGGGGCACTGAAGTTACTTATTCAGTAGAAACTAATATACAAAAGAGTGTTGCCCAAGGAACACCTAAGAAAGTTATATGGAATGGGAATAGGTTACGGCGCTTAGATCCTTATAATACATTTGTAGATACAAGAGTAGCTCCTAGTGAAGTATATAAGAAAGGAGAGTTTGCTGGATTTACAGAGTTCATGACTCGTATTGAACTTAAGTCTTTTATATCTCGCCTTCCTGATAAGATTATATCTAATATAGTTCCTGCTTTTGAGTCTGGTATAGCAGGAGGAGTAGGCTCTTTTGATGCTAGTGCTCAAAACTACTATGTACCTCAGATTAATCCAAAGGTATCTGAGAATGATTACATTGGAGGGAGTATTAACTGGCTAAGGTGGGCTGGCTTATCTAAAATAAGAGATACACAGATAAACTATCAGGACTCTTATGAAGTTACTACTCTATATGCTAAGGTACTACCTTCTGAATTTGATCTAAGCGTACCAAATAGGAACACTCCACAGATCTATAAACTTATCATAATAAATCATCAGCATATTATCTATGCCGAGCAGCAAACTAATGCTCATGCTTACATACCTATCTTAATAGGGCAGCCATTAGAGGATGGATTAAACTATCAAACTAAGTCATTAGCTGATAATGGCAGGCCTTTTCAAGACTTAGCTACTACTTACATGGATTCTATTATAGCTTCACGCAGAAGAGCTATATCTGATAGAGTGCTATATGATCCATCTCGTATAACTTCAGCGGCTATTAATTCTGCTAATCCTTCTGCTAAGATACCAGTACGGCCAGCAGCTTATGGTAAGAATCTAGCAGAATCTGTATATGCCTTTCCTTATAGAGAGGACCAAGCAGCCAGCTCTATGCAGCAAATACAAGCACTTCTTGGCTTATCTAACCAGCTATCTGGACAGAACCAAGCATCTCAAGGGCAGTTTGTTAAAGGAAATAAGACATTACAAGAGTTTGAGTCTGTTATGGCTAATGCTAATGGTAGAGATCAGATGGTGTCTATCTTGCTTGAGTCTCAAGTGTTTGTTCCTATGAAGCAGATACTCAAACTTAATATCCTCCAATTCCAAGGAGGAACAACTGTATATAACAGAGATAAGCAGGTAGCTGTAGAGGTAGATCCTGTAGCTCTTAGGAACGCAGTATTAGAGCTTAAGATCTCAGACGGCTTAATCCCTTCCGCTAAGCTCATTAACTCAGAGTCATTTGCTGTAGCTTTGCAGGTCTTAGGCAGTTCTCCTCAGATAGGTTCTAGTTATAATATAGGTCAACTCTTTTCTTATATTATGAAAACACAAGGAGCTGAGATTTCAGCATTTGAGAAGTCTCCTGAGCAGGTAGCATATGAACAAGCTCTTAGTGCTTGGCAAGGATTAGCTCAATTTGCTATAGAGAAAGAACAAGAGTTTAAGCAGCCCCGGCCGCTACCTGCGGAGTTCGGATATGATCCAGCAACTAACAAACCTTCACCTAGTGGAGTTCCAGCTACACCAATCTCACCAGAAACCTCCCAAGTAACCACACCAGAAACTATAGGTAATCAATAATGGCCAGACTACGAGATAATGAATTTTCTTCCTACACGCTAACTGACGAAGAAGAACTACAAGGCTCTTTACTTACTGTAACTCAAAGACAAGTAATGCAGAATCAGTTGTCTGCTGCAGTTTCTGAGAAAATAACTTTAGAGTTTGACACAGATAAACCTGACAAGTTTATGCAGCAAGAAGCATATAAAAGAGGTCAGATAGATATCTTAAATTTCATACTTGCTTCATCAGACGCTGCAGAAGAAGAAATCATCATTAATCGTAACATCAACCAAGAAACTTAACCCTTCAGAAACTTAAAAGAGAGTAAACTATCATGGGAATATTAGATATCTTTAAATCAGAGCCTGCTCCAGCAGTAGCTCCAGCAACTACTACTCCAGTACAAGCAGCTCCTACTGCTGCGCCTCCTGGTAATATACCAGACCAAGCTACTCCAGTTACTCAGCAATCACCTACTACAGAACCTAATGGAGTAGTACCAGCAGCTATACCAGAGAAAAAAGATGAATCCCCCCTTGCAGAGTTTAACACTTTATGGGACACTGATCCTAAGAAAGTCGATGATAAAACAGTAGCTGTAGCTCCTGGCTTAAACCAAGAAGCAGTAGCAAAAGCTATGGCTAAGACTGACTTCTCTGCTGCTATCTCTCCTGAACATTTAACAGCCATAGCGGCTGGAGGAGAAGAAGCACAGAAAGCATTTGCCTTAGCAATGAATCAAGTAACTCAGCAAGCAATGACTACGTCAACTATGATAAATAAGAAGTTGACTGATCAAGCTATTACTAAAGCTGTAGAAGCACACATGGCTAGTTTACCTGGCCAACTTAGAAGCCAAGCTGCTTCTGATCACCTTGTTACTTCCAATCCCCTGTTTTCTAATCCCGCCATTAAACCTGTTATAGAAGCCACCCAAGCTCAGTTACTTCAAAAGTTCCCTACTGCTACTGCTGCTGAGATAACTAAAATGACTCAGGATTATGTTGTAGCTATGGGAGAAACCTTCGCACCTAAGCCTGTTGTTAATGATAGCTCTAATACAGAAGTTGATTGGGAAGCATTTATGCAGGCAGGTTAGATCTTTCTTTAATTTTATTTACTAACTTATTTTTCGGAGATATATTATGCCTTTTGGACGCACAAGCTTTTCAGGTGATGGTAGATTACCTCAGCCTTTACGAGAAGGTGATGGATTTGTAGCTAATGTAGGAGTTACTGAGAATGCAGCAGATGCAGATCTCATTCTTACTACAGCTCAATTATCTGGCGGCTTCATTACACAAACTACTACATTAACGGCTCCTAGAACTCTTACTACTCCTACTGCTACTGAGATTGATGCTGAGTTTCCTACTATGGACGTAGGAGATAGTTTTATGTTTTCTGTAAGTAGTGCGCAATTTTCAGCTTTTAATACTATAGTAGCTGGAGGTACAGGAGTTACTTTACAAGGTGTAGGTAATGTAGTAGCTGAAAGCTCTCGTATGTTTGCTCTAGTTAAAAGAGGTGTTGCTACTTACGATCTCTTCTAATTCTTACCCTTTTTAAAACCTTTTAAAACTTATTCCTAACTCTTAGAGTTAGTAGGAGAATATTATGACTCTCGGAGTCTTCAACACAGGGAACTTCACAACTGATCTAGCTAAGAAGTCGTTTGCAGCTATGATCACGAGGCTAATGCCTAATGGTACAGCTCCTTTGTTTGCACTCACTTCAATGCTTACAGATGAAACAGCGGTTCAGGTAGAGCATGGTTTCTTTTCTAAAACTATGATCTTCCCAGAACTTAAGATTAATGCACCAGGAGGTTTCCTAGCTACAGATACTACTTTTATAGTAGATACTACGTTAGATACTCTTCCTGGCATGATCATGCGAGTTGAGCGTACTGGCGAAAATATCATTATTAACACAGTTCTCAGTGCTACTACTGCATCTGTTGCTCGCTCAGTAGGTTCAGTAGCTGCTGCTGCTATCGTAGATGATGATGACCTTTTCCAAGTAGGTAATGCATTTGAAGAAAGTTCTGATCGCCCTACTGCTAATAACATTATTCCTGTACGAGTTACTAACTTAACTCAAATCTTCCGTAATACTTGGGCTATCTCTGGATCAGCTAAAGCTACTCAAGTTATTGCTGGTGAATCTACAGATGCAGAGAGCAGGCAAGATGCTGCTGCTTTACATGCTGCTGACATTGAGAAAGCTATCTTCTTTGGTCAGAAGTCACAGGGTACTCGTAATGGTCAACCTTTCCGTACTATGGATGGTTTGCTTAATCTAATAGAAACTCCGGGGAACTATCCTCCTAGTTTCGGCGGTGCTGTTAACAGCTTTACTGCAGGCGCTACTACTAACTGGACTCAGCTGGAAGGTTTCTTAGATCCTGTATTTGATCAGACTACTGATCCTAAAGGAGCTAATGAGCGAGTTCTATTCGTAGGTGGGGCTGCTAAAGTAGTTCTTAATAACATTGGTCGCTTGAATGGTACCTACCAGCTGATGGATGGTCAAACTAACTTTGGTCTTCAGTTCTCTACTCTTACTACCTCTCGTGGTAAGTTCCGTCTTATTGAGCACCCTTTGTTTAATACTAACTCTATTTGGTCTCAGATGGCAGTTGGTGTTGATCTTCCTACTTTCCGTCTTGCTTATCTTGCTGGCCGTAAGACTCAAAATATGGAGTTTAATACTAGCGGTAATCAAGCTCAGGATAATGGTATTGATGCAGTAGGTGGAACCCTTACTACCGAAGTCACAACTGTTGTTAAGAATGTTCCTGCTAATGTAGTTATCCGCAATCTTACTCTTGCAGCTACAGGATAGATTCTAGATAAACCCATAGCCCGGCAAGGCCCTTGTTACTACCTACTTTAATTAGTAGGTAGTAACTTTTTTATTCCCCACTTCTCTTACTCATCAAGGATTTACCAATGACTTTAAATAACCTTACACAAGCCAAACAAGAAACTAAAGAAGAACTCAAATACCAACACTACTCCTCTTCTCGTGTAGCTATGAACTTAGTTACGAAAAAAGGTAAACATATCTCCTTTACTAATTTCCAGTTTATTACTGCTGACAAAGATCTTATTTCTTACATAGATGAAGAGATTGATCAAGGTCTTAATGTAGTTACTAAAGGAAAGCTCATGACAGTTGAAGAAGCTGATCCTATGGCTAAGCTGAAAGCTGATCTGAAGAAAGAGATATTAGCAGAACAAGGAGAAGCAGCTAAGAAGGCCGCATTAGGTATTGAACAAGATATGGGAAATTCTAAATCAGAAGCAGAAATAAGAAAAGCTGTTAGTCCTGCATCTACCAAAAAGGTAACTAATGCTGTTAACTCTGCTTCTAGTAACGTTCCAGCTAGCTAGATCTAAGCAAACTATATAAGCTGGACTCATAGAGTAATAATCAGGAAAAATTATTATGTCTCACGTAGCATATTTTATACAAGGCCCTGTTACGAATGGTACTATCGTAGGACATGAGTTTATGAGTGCGGCCTTTGAACGTGGATACATTTCAGTTCTTTTTTATAGTGACGAGTTTGAAACTGTTGTGATTCCTTTAACTGGAACTCTTACTTTTGAAGCCTCTGAAACAGGTGAAGGTTTTGGCACTATAGTTGATGGTGCTGTAGACGCAAGCATAGAAGCCTACGACAGACCTAATTTTGCAGGATCTGTGAAAGTAGTGAGAGCAACAGCAGCTGGTATAACTGGAGCTCTTAACTATAGAGCTAGGATAGATAGATATACCTCCGGAGGTTTCTAATGACTGCTAACTTTCCTTCAGTTCCTGGAATAGGTAATGGCGGAGGAGCTGGAACTGGACAAGTAGATTCTGTTGTCAGTGGTACAAATATAACAGTAGACTCTGTCGATCCTGTAAATCCTATTGTAAACTTAGATGCAGCTGTTACAGGTACTTCAGTTAATGGAGTAACACTTGATGACACAGGAGCTGCGTCCAGCTTTTTAAATCAAACTGGTGCTTATTCAGTACCTGGAGGAACAGGCACAACTGATTGGGTAGGACTTACAGATACTCCTGTAAGTATAACAGCTAACTTAATTGTGCAAGGTAACTCAGCTGGAACTGATCTAGAATTCGGACAGAACTTAAATACTACTGCTAGCCCTACTTTTGATGACTTAACGCTTACTGGCTCTGTAACTGTTGAGAATGGCTCTGTTGCAGCGCCATCAGTTAATTTCGCATCCCATCTCACATCTGGGCTATCAGTCGATGGAACAGGAGGGTTAGAGCTATCAGTTAATGGTATTGAAGGCCTAGGAATAAGAACCTCTACAACTCCTGCAAATGGTCTATTAATTGAGATGTCTGACACGGGGGACGCTGTCAATGTAGTGCCTGTAGGATCAGATGCCGCTGTTGCGCTTGTAGTTCGTGGAAGAGGAGGAGACGCTTTAAATCTACAAACAGTTTCTGGTGATGTGAATATAGGCGCTGGAACTGTAATGACCATCAGCCCCACCGGTACAGCGGTCGTTATTTCGGGGGATGTAACAGCCAGTAATTTTAATGGTGTCGCTATTACTACCGGAGGTAGCGCTTCTAACTTTCTAGATGAGACAGGAGCTTATTCAGTACCTCCGGATACAGGACAAGTAGATTCAGTAGTCAGCGGAACTAATATAACTATAGATGCTTCAGATCCTGTGAATCCTATTGCTAATCTAGATGCGGCCATTACAGGAACTTCGGTAAATGGAGTAAGTCTTACTACTGGAGGCGCAACTACTAACTTCTTAAATGAATCTGGTAGTTATTCAGCTCCATTAGATGCTGGAGGTAATGTAACTACCTCGGTTACATTACCAGCTGGGCGTGTAGTAGTTGGTAATGGAACTGAAGATATTGATGTAGCTACTGCTTCTTTTAACGGTAATGACTTAAATGTAGTAGGCGCACTAACAGTTGAGAACGGTGCAGCCGTAGCACCCTCAATTAACTTTGCTTCTCATACTTCAAGTGGCTTGTTTACAAATATTACCGGAGTTGGCATAGCGGTAGATGGAGTTGAAGGGTTAGGTATAAGAACATCCTCTACCCCAGTTAATGGCTTACTAGTTGAAATGGCTAATACCGGAGGAGATGTTAATATAGTACCTGAAGGTACAGATAGCGGTATTGCTCTCCATGTAAGAGCTAAGGGAGGAGATTTAAAACTAAATCAACTTGCCGGGAATACGTTTATCGGTATTAGTAATCAGATAAGAGCTCAGAGTAATGGCTTTACAAGTATTGGCCGTGGCGTTGGAGTAGCCAGTCATTATTTAGAACTAGCTTCAGATGGTACTGGCGATACTATTCCTATTGCACGAATAAGTTCTACTGGTACTGACAGTGCTGGGTATAGAACGTTTGTAGGTAATAGAGATGGTAACACTCATATAACTGGCTTCCCTGGTGATCTCCATCATATAAATAATGGTGAGTTATCAGGGTTGAATATAAGCTTGGCGGCCATTTCTAGCACTCTATGGCATTCAGCAAGCTTTAATCCACCTGAAATAAGAGTAATAAATAACACTGCACAGTATGAAGATCTTTTTTCAGGAGGTACACTCACAGTAACAACTGACACATTACTCATATTTAATATGAAACCTGTCAGTACATCTGTATTCTCAATTAATACAGGAGTTGCTTTAGCTTTCATTGGTAGGTATAAAGGCGATGTAGGCGTTAACTATTCAGGAGCTGGAACTCTTATTAGTGGCGAAGGCTCTTTTACTGCTGCTCAAGAATGTGAGCTAGAGAGTGTAGGTACAGGCACTTTATTTGATATGACAGGAGCAACTGGAACAGTCATAATGAAAGAAGTAACCCTTGAGGGCTGGGATGATGTAGGTGAGATAGCTAATGGCGGTTTAATTATTAACACAGTTGAGGCAGATAACATTACAGTTGGCCTCACCCTAACTAATCCAAGAGAGGTAGCTGTTACTAAGGTATTCCAAGATGGCGTAGCAATGGCTGGATCGCTATTTACTTTTAATACTAGAGTTATAGGAGAGCTATATAGCTTTAAGGATATTAGAGGGAACCTAACTGCTACTGGATCTATATTTGATTTCAACCCTGACATTCCTACTACTACTCAAATAGCTGTCAGCGAGTGCCTAACTACTACTGGTAATATATTTAAGCAGACTCAAGTAGCAACAGATGCATTTACATTAGTTAGCGGTAGTGCTGTCAGTAGCCAAGCAATCACAGCCGTTCAAGATAACGGAAGCGGACTAACAGAGTTTCTTAGTACAGCGCTTTTATTCGAGGGAGAAGAAATCACCATCTCCGGGTTTACAATTAACACTGCTTACAATGTAACAATTAAAGTATTCGATGTTGTTATTAACACTTCATTTGTAGCTAATATCCCATTCGGCTCAACTGAATCAGGGGTTTGGGCCTCTAAAAGAATTCTATGCTTTTCTTCTGGTAACTCCTTCTCTAATGGTGATACAGCGGAGATAACTGATTCACAGTTCTATAACGGTTTCTACCGTGTGCTTGATTCCACTACTAATGAGGTAGAAGTAAATCATTCATTTGAAGGAACTGATACAGGTACTTTATCAAGAGATGTTGGCTTGGATGAGCGAGATCCCAGAATAAAAGCATTTAGTAATTTCAGTGATAACGCAGATTCTAAAGCACTAATATTTGCTGAGAGAAATGGAAACAATGTAACTACTTCTATATCGAGTAATGCAACAACATACTCTACTTGTCAATTGAATGTTACAAACTCACAAGTCACAGAAAACTTTAGAATGATCAGTGCTCAAATAAGCAGTTACATATACACCGGTATTGAGACTATAACGGTTCCTGTAGTAGCTACATTTACTATCATAAGATCTGGATCTTCTGGAAATGTTAGAGTAGCTGTAACTAAGAACGATGTTGATCCTACTTCTGATACTGTAGGTTATGAGCCGATGGTAGTTAACACGACTCCGTCTAAAGGAACCTTTGAGGCAGAGATAACAGTATCTACCGGAGATGAAATAGTCCCTAAAGTAGTGGGTGATGGTATATCTGGTGACATTACTATAACTGATTTCAGAATGATTGTAGGTTAATACTATGGATTTTAATGTTTATAAGAACGATTTAGCCGCGCTGTTTCCTGATTTTGTAATAGCTGATCAAGTACTCGGTTCAGGATTTACAGCTTCAGCTTCGATCGTATCTACTACCATTACGAGCGTAACTGATAATGGCGGCATTGCTTCTTTTGTTCACGCAGGCGTTACGCCCCCAGTGGACTCGTTAGTTACCATCTCAGGTTTTATAACTAACACCACTTACAACGATACTATCCGTGTTACTGCATCTACTGCAACCACCTTTGAGACTGGAGTTGCTTTTACAGGGAGTGAAGCTTCTGTGGGTTCGTATACCGCTGAAGTTGCTATAAGTGATTATAAGCAGACTAGGCTGGACGCGTATCGCGATTTAAGAGATACGCTCCTTAACGGCGAAGATCCATTGCCTCAAGCTACTACAGTACAGAAAAATTCATACACCGATATCGAGGATAACTTCCATCTTGTAGATTCTGATCTTAACCAAATTCAATACCGTAAGGGACTTGATTGGGTAGGGCCTCCTGGCGGCGGTGGAGCTTCTGTTAGTGGATCTTGGAAATACGATAATACTATAACTGAGGCAAATCCGGGAGCAGGGAATTTCCGCACTGATAATAATACTATCGGTAGCTCCACAGAGATATTTATATCACATGAATCAGAAACTGGCGCAGATGCTACCAACATTATCAACCTGCTTGTTTCAGGTAATAGACTCTATATTCAGAACCCTGAAGACGCTACAGAGTTCTTAACCTTTAGTGTGACTGCAAATGTAGATAATGGTACCTGGAGTTCAATAGCAGGAAATGTTAGTGACTCAGACTCGAACTTCACAGATGGTAAAGAATTCGGTATCGTATTTCTATTAGGCGGAACAGCAGCTACTTCGGCCCTCCCATTAAATTTTGCAAGTTTTGATGAATCTGGTGGTTTAAGCTATATATCAAGTACTACTGTACAGGTATCATCAGGCTCTTGGAGAGATAGTGCTAATTCTTTTGATCTTGTTTTAGGATCAAACACCAATGTGGTCATAACAACTACCGGTGCCGGTGGATTACAAACGGGCTCATCTGAATCATCTAACACTTGGTATGGGGTTTATGCGATAGGTGATACTTCTGGATCTAATGCCACAACGACTTTACTTATACCAGAAGGTGTGGCATTTAGTGAGTCTGGATACGATGTAATCAGAACGGTAGGGTGGGTAAAAAATAACGCTGGCGCTGATTTTTTCAGGTTTAATGCAGAAGGTAAGGGGTCTTCTCAGATATATCTGTTTGATATTGATGCTCAGTCAGAACTACTGACAGCAGGTAGTGCTACGTCGTTCACTGATATCGATTGCTCAGCTTTCATCCCACCAACATCGATATTTGGATTCTTTCAACTGGGTATTGTTTCATCTGCAGCGTTTGCAGGAATGTCGATAAGACCAAACGGTGCAGGTGGTACATATGTAGCGTTTGTAATACGTCCAGGAATATCGACAACAATTTCAAACAGAGCATTTGAAACTATGATTACTGATGAAGATCGAATAATAGAATATGAGGTGATTAACGCGGGTGATGACGCCTATCTATCAGTCCAAGGATTTAAGGTGAATATATAATGGCCATTGCATTTCAAGTTTTAATATTACACGACTCAGGTAATACAGGCCCTGGAGATGTTATCGCAGCGGGATATACAGACCTAACTTTAGACAGCAGGTTCAACGCTTCCATCATGTCTGTTAGAACAGATGCTGTACCTCCCGTGAAAGTTTACGCTGATTCCAATGCAGATGTGACAGAGTGGAATGGTACAATATTTTCTGATGCAACAAAGAACTACGATGTGGCTACTCAGTTTGTGGTATGGGATCCGGTAAATGAAGAATATATAATTCTAAGGCGAAACGAAGGATCGAAGGAAGTCCTTTTTGACGCAAATAACGTTACTTATCCATCAAGTAATAGTGCTACTGCTAGTTCTATAAATGGCCATCCTATAATCAATTATAAAGACACGGGTGCGGAAAGGGCCTTTATCAATTCAACCGTGCCTGGAGGTTATAAGGGTGAGGATTTTGATATTTTTATTGATGCTATTTCAACAACAGCTACCACAGGCGGGGTGACATGGGGAATTGAATTCGAGCGAGATGCCCCAGGAGGGAGCAGTATTATGACTGACTCATTTGCAGCGCAGCAAACAGCAACAAGTACAACTAATGGAACTGTCGGAGTCATCACAAGAACGATTATTCCATTTACTCAGATTCAGGCAGATGGTATTAAAGCATTCGACTCTTACAGAGTGATAGTACAGCGAGTTACTGGCGATGTCGGTGATGATATGTTAGGCGATGCTGCAATTGTTAAAGTTGGAGCGGTGTAATAATGGCTGACCATTTTATAGCAGCCAACAACGATTACATAGAGATTGGCGATGTAGCTGCCTTAGATCTTACTGGCGATGAGGTTACTTTATCAGCTTGGATAAGAATAGAAGCTCTTAATGGGGAGCAGAAGATTTTGGGTAAATGGTCAGATGCTGCTGCTGACTTTAGCTATCTATTATCAGTTGACGTGTCAGATAAAATCATAATGGCTATCTTTTCAGGTAGTACCGCAATTGCTACTGGGACAACGACTTTAAGCGCTGGAACGTGGCTTCACGTCGCGGGAATTTATGATGGATCAGATGTAAGAGTCTACTTAGACGGAGTAGAAGAAGACTCTACTGCGAAAACTGGGAATATGCCATCAAACACAGCGCCTGTTAGAATTGGTGCAGGATCAGGAGGTGTAGGAACTGAGGAACCATTTGATGGAGATATTGGTCACTGTGCAATTTGGGATGCTACTTTATCGGCTAGTGAGCTAGAGTCTTTATCAGCAGGTGTTAATCCATTAAGAATCCATAGGGATAACTTATTATTTTACGTACCACTTAACGGGCGAGATCCAGAATTGGATATCATCGGCGGGTTAGACTTAACGGTAAATGGACCAACTAAAACTGAAGAGCCGCCTATACCGCATAGTATAGTGGCACCATAAGAGCAGAGTAAAAACTTATGACATTTGATGAGCTTGTAGCAGAAGTAATCTTATTAACTAATCGGCCAGATCTTACAGCTGAGACTGAGTCTGCAGTTAGAGCTGCCACATTAAAAGTTCATAAGTTAGACTTCTTCTCTAAAGATATATTCGAGACAGGCGTTGAATTTCCTACTTCAGATTTCAGGCAGTCATTAGATTATATATCTTTCATATCTAACTTTAGGTCTATAAAGTATTTTAGGCTAGCTGAAAATGCAACTGATGATACTGGAGATTTCATAACTATAATAACTCCTGATAGTGTATTAGATTCTTATGGTATAAATAGAACTAATATAGCATATGTAGCAGGTAGGGTGTTAGAGATAAGAGCAAATGTTGAGTTTCAATTCGCATTGCTAGGCGCTTATGTATATCCTATAGTGAGGTTAGGAGCTTACAATTCCTGGGCTGCTGAACAGTTTCCATTTGCTATAATATACGAAGCTACAAGAGTAGTGTTTAAAGCTATAGGTAAGATGGAAGAATCTAATGGAATGGCTCAACTTACAGCAGAAGAATTTGCAGAAGTTAAACTATCTGCAATTCAAGATATTGGATACTAGGATCTCAAGGGGAATATAATGACAGCTGGCGAAGCTAATATCTGGCAACCAAGAACTATTATACAAGTATCAGCTGATACTAAAAGAGTGACTCAGAGATTCACAGCAGTAGCGAATCAGACTTTATTCATAATTACAGATTTTGCTTATACATTAGGCGTAGGTTCATTAGAAGTGTATAGGCAAAACTCAGACATTACAATAATAGGTAAGAGATTTCTTACTCCTGGAGTAGAGTTTGTAGAGCAGACCGAGACTAGTTTTAGTATAGTTACACCAGCTGTTGCTGGAGAGCAAATAGTGGCAGTAGGCTATGTAGCTATTGAAGGTACTGTAGATGTAAGAGACACTGATATTTTTGTAACTAATTATCAGGCTATTAGAGATTATACAGGTACAGAGATTACTTTATACTCTCAAGGAAAAGCTACTGTAGGAGATGCAGGAGAAGGATTTTTTCAGAAGATTACTGGCCAAGCGCCCGGCTTTTTTGTAGATAACAACATAGATATTATTGTACCTACTGGAGGCAATGGCTCTGAAGCTTGGGTTAATACTCAACTAGCTATTAATATTAAGTTTTGGGGGGCTAAGGGAGATGGTGTTACTGATGACACTTCCGCTTGGGACGCTGCAATCATTAATATAAGAGCTGTTGGCGGGGGTACTATATTCTTTCCAGAAGGTACATATCTATTAAGCGATATAGATGAGGAAGGTCTGGAGAATCTTGTAGTTCAAGGAGTCGGACCTAATTCTATACTCGACTTTAAAGGTTCAACTAGTACAGCAGCTTTGCGTCTTGGCTGGAGTTTAGCTAACGGAGGATGTAAAGATATAAAGATAGAAAACATTGCTATACAAGATAGCTCTGTTTTATCTTCTTGCTCAAGATTAATTGAACTCTCTGGAGGAATGGCTGGAAACTCTCCTTCTACAACCTCTGGATTTATAGTATTAGATAATGTTATAGTGGAGCAGTATAATAATCCTGCAGGCGTTATTTTATATATCGATGGAGTTTCTCATTTAGGTTTATATAGCTCCCATCAAGCTTTTGATATTGGAGGGCAGTATGGATTATTTATTACAAATACAGAAGATGTTAATACTGGCGTTTGCTCTTTCTATAATTCAAGTTTTAGGGGACTTGAAACAGCAGTGTATTTTCTTGCCGATGCTCAATTAATAGATTCTTATGTCTTTAGTAGTTGTGGAATGTTTAATATTGACACATCTGCTGCAAGATCAGTACTAAGACTTAGAGGGCAAAATTCTACGCTTGCTGGCGTTTCCTTTGCAGGATGTCATTTAGAGGCAAGAAGTAATGATACTGCTGGTTCACAAAGTGCAATAGAAATTCAAGGCAATGTCGCTACATGTTCCTTTGTAAGTACTCACATATCAGCTGGAGCTGCAACTTCTCCTCAAGCTGATTTTGGGGTTAGGTTTATGATAGACCCTACTTCATCAAACTCAAATCTTAATGCTATCACTTTTGAATCCACTGAATTTTTAAGAGTATCCTCTTCTGGTTTTTGTTTTAGATTTGATAATGATATTACAACATCTCCTAGTTCACCTATATCTACTGGAATGATATGGAAGAATACTACTGGCCCAGATAATCTAGAGATAGAATCTGGAGTTAATGAACAGAATATACTAAGATCAATAAAAAGTGTACCGGCAGCGAGTGAGATTTCTACCAGCTCTGCCGCTTTATTAAATTTAGAGGACTCTGCAACGCCAGCAGTAGATGGTGGAAATGTATTTCAATTTATTGACACTCTAGCTAATACTACTATTACAGATTTTATAACTGAGTATGTAGGTCAAGTAATAATAGTAATTAATAATAGCGATGCAGACGTTACTATTGAAAATGATTTTTTTAAGATTAGGCTTAGAGATTCTATAGATCGTGTTTTAGTCGGAGGGGATAGTATATCTTTCCTTAGATCAAACTCAGGTGATACTCATTGGACTGAATTATTTTCTACTTCATTGTCTGCACAGTATACTGACGAGAGTAGTATTACTACTGCCAGCACTAGGACGGTATTAGACGCTAGAGTTAAGGCAAACTCTTTAATATTATTAAGCGCTAGCGATGCTAACTGCGCTACTGCAATGGGAAGCTCTAAGTCTTTATTTCCTACAAATAAAGTAGTAGGTGTATCATTTGATGTAAATACAGCAGATGCTACAAATGTAGTGGGTTTTTGTGGTTTTACTTATCAGATTATTAATCCATAGCTACTAGGCAAAAGTTATTAAATAATTAAAATAGAATTAAAGGACGTATTTTAATATGACAGATTCGCTAGATGATGTTATTAGTAAATTAGAGGCACACATGGAAGAATATAAAGTTAGGTCTAAAATATGGGATGAGCAGCATGAAAAAACTATGCTTGCTATAGCTGATCTTACGGGCAGTACACAAGGATTAGTAGATGCTTGGACTACTGGAAATAATTTATATAGGTTTTTAAAATGGCTTTCTGGTTTGGCTATTATTGGAGGTATACTTACTTGGTTTTCTAATCACATTACATTTTAAGTATACATATAAGAGTATAAACTATGGCACAGCAATTTTATACAATAGACTTACAAGATACTGTATTTCCTATGCTGTCTGAGCAGCAGACTAGAACTATTATAGGATCTACTGCTGGTGAGTCTCCTGCTAAGGGAGATAAACCATATGTAGCTTATTGTCATAATGTAATGCCTTCTCAGTATGGTTTTGATTCAATAAGTTTTAACACCGCAATTCCTGCTGCTGAGTCTCTACCTGATGGATTGGAATTCTCTGATGTAAGAGTAGCTTATGGAGATGAGCAGAGCAGAGTATATCTTGCTTGGGATACGGAAGGTAATGTATACTCGACTGCTGATGTATTCACTGCTTGGATACCTCTGCCTGCAACTGTGCCTGCTACAGGAGGAGCTTCTTTTGATCCGGAGTCTGTAACTATAGGCACAGTCAATGGTATATCTTATATATTCTATGCTGGGATAGGAGCTTTTAATTATGATGAAAGCGCAGCTGTATTAGTTGCAGTAACTCTTACAGGACTTTCTATACCTGATACATTAGGAGTGGTTGGCTCTTCGGGGTATTTAATAGCTTATACTAACTTAGCTGTAGCTTGGAGTAGTACAATAGACCCTACTGATTTCATACCTAGTACAGTTACAGGATCAGGAGGAGGTAATGTAGCAGGTACGCAAGGAGCTATATTATTTATTTTAGCTAACTCTTTAGGCTTTCTTGCTTATACTTCTGCTAATACTATAGCTGGAACTTATACTGGTAACACTCAGTTTCCTTTTAAATTCAGGCAAGTAGATGATTCTAATGGAGGTATTAATTTAGATTTAGTAGCTTATGAAAATACAGCACAAGCTCAGTTCATATTTTCAAAAGGAGGGCTGCAGACAATAACTTCTACTAGAGCAACAAACATACTTCCAGAAGTTACTGATTTCCTGGCGGGTAGAGTCTTTGAAGATTATAATGAGACTACTAAGCAGTATGAAGTTACTAATCTGCCTATCACTGAAACAATGATTAAGAAAATTAAGCTAGTAGCCTCAAGGTATCTGGTTATCTCATATGGCACAACCTCTTTTACTCACGCTCTTGTATTTGATATAGCATTACAGAAGTTAGGAAAACTTAGAATAGATCATGTAGACGTGTTTGAGTATATAGGGCAGCAAACTGAGATAAGTAAAGATTCTATAGCCTTTGTATTATCTACAGGAGAAGTGCAAGTAGTAGACTTTTCTGCATCAGGAGATTCCCCTGGAGTTCTTATATTAGGTAAGTTACAGTTCGTAAGAACTCGTTTAATTAATCTTTTAGAAGTTCAGGTGGAGAATGTAAATACTTCTTCTACCCTATCAGTGTCTTCACAAGCTTCTTTAGATGGTAAAAACTTTACCTCTGTAGATGGAGGCTTAATAAGCTCCGCTACAAATATAAGAAAATATGCTTTTAGATCTACAGCTAAGAATCATTCTATTGTATTTATAGGTAAGTTTAATATAGTCACAGCGCTGGTGACATTCACCACAGACGGTAGGAGATAACTCCTATGGTTGCACCTACTAATACATATAACTCCCCTGTTGAATTAACTTTAGGTAATGTACCTGCTGACATAGATACTCCTGAAGGGTTATATAGAGAATTACTTGATATACATAATGCCATAGAAGGCTTAATTACTTTTAGTGGTGACGAGAATGTAGACTTAGCTCAAGAAGTGACTGTGTCAGTCGCTGTAGGTGGAAAAGTAAGGGCTACTCTTACTGTGCATATAAGCTCTAATTCAGCTCATGGAGTTACTGGGGAGAATGTAGGAACTGAAGACTTCGCAACTGAAGCTATAGGAGGCGTAGCATTATTAGCTACCTTACTCACCAATGCATCAACCTCTTCTGAGTCTGTAAGTACTGCTGATGCTAGTGCAGCTCCTGGAGCCTATAGCCAGACTCAGATACAAGAGATAGTAGATCTAGTTAATGACTGCAAAGCAACTATAAATACTTTCATAGCTACAGACTATAATGGATTTATAACTAATAAATTTAACTCACTTCTTGCAAAGATTAAAACTGCCCTGCAAATGAATACAGTATAGAGAGAAAGACTCTTATGACTATTAAAGCTAATATAGGACAGACTCTAGTACAGCTAAATGCAGTAAGTGTATCTACTCCTCTGTTCATTCCTGGTACAGGTACGCGTAGAGTTATTACTGCATTTAGCATACATAACGTAACTGCTTTTGATAGAGCTGTTGACATACAAGAAGACGGTACAGAAGTAGCTGTATATAGTATAGCTGCTGATAGCTCAATAGATGTCGTAGAGATAATAGGTCAGGGGTATGTTGCAGGAGTAGTAATTACAGGCACACAAACTACTGGCGGAGCTGCTGCTAGTGATCTGAATGCTAAGATTACTTATACAGAATATGATGGAACTAGCGTATAATGAGTACTGTATCTAAGCCTACATTTAAAGTAAACTACGCAACACCAGAACAGTCTTTAGATATTCTATCAGAGCCTCAGTTATTTGCTGCGCTTCCTCTAGATAACTTATCTGAACTCCCTGGGTATATATCTACAAGAAAGATTCCCCTGTATATTATAACGTTTAAATCATTTAAGATGCTATTTAAAGTATTCGAAGTTAAGGAGGGCATACATGAATGCCATGTAGCTTGTCCTAAGGATAGTATAAGAGCGAGTAGGGCGCTGACTCTAGCTTCTATGCAATGGTTCTTTAAAGAGGCTTATCCAGAAGCAAAGGGTTTAATCACTAGCTGTCCAGAAGGTAAGATAGCTAACATGTGCAGGAAGATTGGATTCAAAGAGGTCAGGAAGGAGAATGATTTAGTATACTTTATGGCTGTATCATCTTTTTTAAAATAGTATATAGGAGAATTATTATGAGTTTTGGCGCAGGCACTGAAGGTAAAGTGACAGATACTAGAGAGAAAAGTAACTTGGCTGAAGATAGAACAGGAACAATAACAACTGATAAGACAAGAACACAACAGTTACAGCTAGATGATGCTGCTATTGAAAGACTGATTGAAGATGTACTAAGTGGACCAGGTGGCTTAGCTGAGATCTTTGCAGGAGAGCAAACTGCTGGCATATTTGGCAGTACAGTAGCAGCGCAAGCAGCAGGTGATCTAACAGCTAAGTTAGTAGGAGAATTAGCTAAGCTTACTGGCGAAACTGTTACTAGAGACACAGGAACTGAAACAGAAGATCTTACAAGAGCTGTTGCACAGACAGGCAGCGGATTTGAAAATGAGTTCGGCCTAACCACAGATTTTGGTTTTTAAGTCTAAGGAGATACTATGCCGCACAATCCTATATTAAATCAAGCAGAGCCTGCTACTACACCAACTACTTCTATAGATGATATAACTAAAGCTATAGCTGAATCTACTGCTAGGACAGTATCTACTATACAGCAGTCTGAGGTAGGTATTAAAGAGACACAGACAGCAATGGATGTGATAACTGCTTCTATCTCAGATATAACTGCCGCTACTCAGATCACAGTTAAAGCTAGAGATAATGCAGATTTGCAAGCGCAGACTGCTACTATAGAAGCTTTTGAAATAGCAGGAGGCGCTGATGCACAGGCTGCTCTTATATCACAGCTCACTGAAGATAATAAGAGAGTGGAGGATATTCTATCTGAGAGGGTAGCTTTAGCTTCTACAGACAGGGGCGATCCAGGAATTGGTATAATAGATAACGCGCTGAATAAGTTTACTTTAAAATTAACAGATACTAGATTAGCAGCTGCTCAAGCGAAACTAGCTAATACAGAACGGCAAGTAAATAATACTGCCGCCTCAACTGAATCTATTGCTAGAGTTAACGCGCTAACTAAAGCTACTCTCAATGAAGGAACTGTTGCAGCTAACTATAGAATCATAGGAGCTGAAGGAGATGTTAAAGCAGCCGAGCAGCAGATAAAGAATATCCATGCTAATGCTAGTGTAATGGCTGCTATGGAAACAGCTAGTGCTAGGAATGTAGCTAATAGGGTACAGTTATTCAGGATAGAAGGAGAAGTTGAACAGAGGAAGTTTGCAGAAAAGCAGCTAGCGTTTCAATCAGAGAAGATGGAGCAAGCTAGGAAAGAGTGGGAGGTATCATTACCTGCCGCTAGGGTAGCTGCGGAGGCTGCTGCTTTAAGATTAGAGACAGCTAAGTTAACTAATCCCGGCGATATAAATGCAGCTATAACTAATAATGCAGCTACTATTAAGAAATTCAATGACGTATTAACTATCGAGAAGCAACTAGGCGATGCAGGGCAATCAGGACAGTCTGCTGCTGGGCTTGCTATAGAGCCTAGAGAGAGAATAATCTTCGGTCTTAATCAGCCTGGAGCCACAGGAGCTAAGTATAGAAAACTCTTAGAGATAGGAAGCTCTATTCAACCTGTATTAGGCAGCACTCCTTTTGAAGCCAGTGAGACTTTATCTATAGTAGCTCCTTCAGGTAACTTTGATAGCACTCCAGCTACAAGACTATTAGATAGAGTAGCAACTGTTCAGGTGGAGAAGTATAGAAAGGATGGCGTACCTAAGGATGATGCTGTAATAAAATCTGATTATAATACTATAGCAAGTGACTTAGCAAAGACTGCTGCTTCTGGTATTACAGCAGGCGATACAACTAATATGTATCAAGCTCCTCCTATGACTGTGCTAGAAACCAGAGCTGCAGTAGCTGATTCTACTTTATATAAAAGAGTCCTTTCTCCTATGGCTATGAAGGAGACAAACCCACAAAGGATTATGGAAGCTGCAATAGCTGGTATAAGAAGCAACTCTATATCTCCTGATGAAGCTACTGCTGGAATAGTTACTATCTTTACAGCTGCTGTTGACTATAATAACACTATGTTCGGAGGGTTTAGGAGAGTAGGATTACCTAATCAGGAAACTTATAAAGCTGTACTCTTTAGAGAGCCTACTTCCTTTGAAAGGTTAAAGGTCACTACTGGAGTTATATTAGATATCATAGGTCCTATAGGTGTAATTAAGACAGCAACTAAAGCAACTAAAGGAACTGAAGCTGCTGTAGCTTCTGCTGTAGCTTCTGCTGTTGAGGGCCTGCTTAAAACAACTATCGTAGACTTCATGGATAGGACAGAAGTTAGTAATCACATAATCAAACTCATGAGCACCTTCCCTAAAGAGCAAGTGGTTACTCCTACTTCCACTGCTCCCGCAACTACACCACAGAGATAACATCCTATGGCTATAACATCTTATGCTGAAGCTTTATCTAGAATAGCCTCCGGTCAAGATACCAGTGGTTCCTCTATACCTAGTTATATGACAGCTTCCGATACATTAAATATAGCTAATGGGAATGAGACCTTTGTAGATTCCGCATTAAATGCTATTGATAACGTCCCTAAATTCATTGGTACTTCTATAATTTCGGGGGCTAACCAGCTATATAATATACCTACAGATATAGGTAATCTATTCGGAGCAGACTTTGAACGCTCAGATACAGGTGAACTTATAGCTAGCTTAGATTCTAATCTAGGTGCATTCTATAAAGAGAATCAAACCTATGTAGACTTAGTAGGTTTTATGATGAGTTCTCTAGTTCCTGGCCTGGGTGCTATTAAAGTTTTAAACGCTGGACAGAAGAATCTACGTGCAGCCATTGCCACTGGTAGCTTTGGAGATAATACAGGAGTTGCTTTAGGTCTCTTATCTAATAGTATAAAAGCCCCTGCCTTAGAGAAAGCTTTGCTAGAGGTAACTACTAATTCCAGTGCGGCCTCTATTCTAAATGGCAATGCATTAAGAGCAGTAGCTGGAGGCTTTGGACAGAATGCTTTAGAGGCATTAGCTTTTGAAACTGCTGTAGCTGCTACCTTATTTAAATCTCCTATTCTAGAGAACCAAGACTTTGGAGACTTCGCAACTAATGTAGCATTTGGTGCTGGCGTCTTTGGTCTTATAGGAGGAACAATAGATGCAACTAGGATTTCATTCTCTCTTAAGAGAGCTGCTGATACTGCTGCTGTGGAGGCTAGGCCTTGGACATCTGTAGCAGAGCCAGCTGCAGCTTCTACTTCTTATGATAAAGTAGTGCTTGACTTTGAACAACTTAATAACATACCTCCTATTCCTACTAATGTAGGAGCTAGCAGACAAGCTTTCTTAGAGTCTGCATCTAAATCTAAAAGAACTACGTTAGAGAATAGAATAAGAGGAGAGTTGGGGGTTCTATCTAATGGCGATCAAGATGTAGCTAGGGCTTTATTCAATGCATTTAAAGTAACTAAAGCTGAGAGAGAATTCATAGGTCCTTTAGAAGCAGCTAAGTTTGAAGTACAGCAAGCAGCCTTTATAGGATTAGTGGATAGTACTAAGCTAGGTGTAACTTCTAAGATAGCAGCTAGATCAGAAAAATTACAAGCTAGAGCAATCTCAGGTAAGGCTACTGCTAAAGAAACAGAGGAGCTTGCTGCTTCTGATATCACAGTGAAGTATGTAAAGATGTGGGGCGAAGATACAGGTAGAATAACTCCTGAGAAGCCTACTGTTATCTCTCTTGTAGATACTCTTAAAGGCAAGCAGAAAATAAAGGTTACTCCTTCAGGTGTTACTGCTGGACAGAAGAAGTTCCCATTTGATCTTAAGTTTAATAAGGTAGGCAAGGGAACTGCTTGGAACATCTTACGTGCTGATACTTTTGAAGCACAAGCTAGATATATGTGGGCGCAGAAGCTTGCTCCCTTTAAACCTACAGCATCCAAGCCTCTAACTGTGAATGTGAATGACCTTCCTCTTATGGAAAAGGTGATGCTTGAAGTAACAGATCCTGAGGCCTTAGCTAATGTAAAGTTCACGGGATTGGATAAGGGAGAAGTTATAGGTACTTCTCTTAGGGACTTTATAGGGGATAAAAAGATATCACTTGCTAATAGACTCCTAGCTATACGAGGAGAGAAGGCAGGCACTGCAGGACTTATACAAGATGAGATAGCTGCAATAACTAATGTACGTTCCTCTCTTCTTAATGGAGAGGTGCTAAAAGATTCTACATCTGCATACGCTTTAGATGATATGTTAGCTATGCAATCCTATGCCCAGAACTATAATAAGCAACTGGTGAAGCAAGGAGCTAGGAAAGAGAAGGAAGGTATAGTAGATATATGGAATGTACCTCAGCATATTAAGCTCACATATGATAGCAAACCTTTTGAGGGTTTAGATAACTTTGTAATTGAGAACATGGTTATTCTTAAAGAGCAGCAGAAGTTATATCAGGAAGGTACAGCAAGAGCTGCTGCTGTTCCATTAGGTAAGTTCTATGAGCAGCTACCAGAAATAAATAGTGGTAGAGTATTTAGTGGTGCTGTACCTTCAGGCGCCGGAGCTGGGTTCTTTAAGTCAGCTTCAGGAGGTTATGGTAGTCTAGCTTCAGCAGTAGAGCAAGCCGGTAATGTAACTAGCAGAGCTATCACTGCTGCTAAGGATGGAGCTAGAGAGGTACTAGAGCCGCTACTCTATAAGCTTGGTAATAACCAACAGGCTGCTATTGAGTGGTCTACTATCAGTGCTGAGGTAAGGAATATAGATGGTATCTACGGACTTAATGCAGCTGGAGATGCCTTAGAGCCGTTAGATATTATTCGCTGGAAGCAGGCTGCTGAAGAAGCTACTGCTGCAGGAACAGCTGTGCCTAAGCGGCCTACTCTTGCTAACCCAGCTATGAAGCCTAGGATAGAACTTAAGACTCAAGAAGTTCGAGATCTGACTAAGGCTCATATAGAAGTTAATGGAGCAAGAACAGCATCCCTAGCTGGGATACGTACAGCACAAGGAACTCAGTTCAATCGGGCGGCTGATGCTTTCTACCCTATACCTGTGAACCCTAAAGACTTTCCTAATTTTGCTATAGTAATAGATGAGAGTGTCACTTCAGGTAATCAATCAAGAACTCTATTCGCTACTACTGGAGAAGAGTTACAGCAGATGGCAACTAAGCTAGAACAAAACCCGCAACTTAAGGTGCTCTTTAAAGATGATGCAGAAGAGTACTTTAAAAGTATAGGACAGTTTAGTTACGAGAAGACACTTAGTAATAACTACTTAGATACAGCAGTGCATAGGACAGGAACTAGCTCTCCCTTTCTGCCAGCTACTGATCCCACTAAAATAACTTCTGATTTCCTCAACTGGCACTTAGAAAGAGAGTCGGGCTTAGTGAGAGAAGCTGTTACTTCTAAATATGAAGTACAGTTCAGAGAGCTAGAAGCTTTAGGAAGAGGTGTAGGGAAAGCAGATGCTAGTAAGTTCGGAAAGATTAGAGATAAGCTTGGTATTCCAGACTCAATAACTAATCCTTTTAATGACTATGTGAATACAGCATTGGCGCTAAGGAAGAATGAGAGTTATCCTTGGTGGCAGTGGACTAATACCATGGCGGATAAAACTGTAACTACTACTCTTATGAAAGCTACTGCTGTGATGGAGACTGCTAAGACTCCTGAGCAGTTATTAGAAGTGAATAAGATGCTGGAGAAAGCAGGCTATAGTGGTGCTAAGTATGATGCGAGTATGGAGGTGTTTGCTAATGCACAGCCAGCTAGAGGAGCACTCACAACTGTAGTACAGAAAGCTAATAGTATAATAGCTACAGTAGTAATCCGCTGGGATATGCTTAATGCAGCTACTAATGCAGTGTCTGCTAATGTACTCTTAGGCTCAGAGACAGCTTCACTTACCAGGTTAATTAATAGTGGAGGAGAGGGAGCCCAGGCTTCATGGAATGTTCTGACTAAGATCAATGTGCCTGGTACAGATAAGGTTATCTTCTCTCCTCAGAAGCTTATTGCTAATGCAATGCTGAAATTTAATAGAACCTCTGATGATATGAAGTTCTATAAGGAGAATGGCTTTGCTACTTCTATCTCAGATCAGTACAGAAGTACATTAGAAGATCTCACATTTAATCCTAAGAAGAGTGTTGGTTTTTGGGATTTTAAGATCAATGAAAGGCATGCTAAGTTAAGAGTTTTAGCTGATAAGGGAGAGCAGATAACCGGTAATAGATTAGCTGAAGAATTTAATAGATTTGTAGCTGCTGATGTTATGAAACAGATGACTGATGTAGCTATAAGTAGAGGACTAATGGGGGCTAGAGAGCAGCTAGCTTATATTAATACCTTTGTTAATAGAACACAGGGGAACTATCTAGCAGCTCAGAGGCCTATGCTATTTCAAGGAGCTATAGGACAAGCTGTAGGATTATTCCAGACCTATCAGTTTAATCTTATGCAGCAACTCCTAAGACATACAGGTGAAGGTCATGCTAAAGATGCTATGACATTACTTGCTCTGCAAGGTACTATCCACGGTATGAATGGCTTACCTGCATTCAATGCGATTAATACGCATCTGGTAGGTACTGCTTCAGGGAACTCTACACATAAGGATGCTTATGATGCAGTGTATGGAGTAGCTGGCAAGCAAGCTGGCGACTGGCTTATGTATGGAGCCGCCTCTAATTTCTTAGGTTTGATTGATCCAGATCTTAAGATTAATCTCTATACTCGGGGTGATATTAATCCTAGACATGTAACTATTATACCTACTGATCCTGCTAGCATACCTCTGATCCAAGCTACAGGTAGAGTGCTAGGTAACTTATTTCAAACTGCTGGTAAGCTGGCTGCTGGCGGGGATGTTACTACTACCATCCTTCAAGGCTTAGAGCATAACTCTTTATCTCGTCCTCTTGCTGGACTAGCTCAGACGCTGCAAGGATTTGATAATCCATTAGCTGCATCTTATTCTACTTCTAAGAGAGGTAATGTTATTGCTTCTAATGATCTATTAAGTCTTACGAATTTGGGTAGGTTAGCAGGAGGGAAACCATTCGATGAAGCTATTGCTATCGATGCTACATATAGGTATCAAGCATATGAAGCTAAGGATGGGAAAGCTAGGATGGCTTTGGGGCAGGCTATTAAGAGTACTATGATTGCTGGGCAGAATCCTACGCAAGATCAGATTAATAACTTTGCTGAGGATTATGCTAAGATAGGAGGGAGACAGAAGGATTTCAGCCGCTGGTTTACTCAGTTATATAAGACAGCTAACCTTTCTCAAGCGGCTGAAATCCAGAAGAGCCTTACTAATCCCTTTGCTGAAAGTATGCAATTATTAATGGGTGGAAGGGAAGTGAGGGACTTTACTGCGGACTAGAAGGACTAGAAGGACTAGAAGGACTAGAATGGAATAAGATCTGTAAGTGGCGGCGATGGCGGCGCTGGAGCAACTACTTCATAAGTCTCCAATCTCTCCAGCTCAGCTTGTGCATAGAAGATAATCTTCTTTATATCTCTCATCTTACCTGAATGAGAAGGTTGTCCATAGCGATAGGTTGATCTGAAGATCTCTGCCATCTGTCCATTCATATCTTTATAAGATATAAGATCCTGAAGCTGAGTAGATGCTGGAGGTAAGGTGTAGTAAGGTGCTGTAGATCCATCACTTGTTTGCCCTGAGCTTCTTTCTCTGCCTCTAGCTACCTCATCCATTAACTTATTCTGTTCTTCCTCTTCCTTAGTTACCATTCTGTATTCTCCTGGCTCTCTAATC